TCTCCTTTATCTTTACCGCCCGACACCCTATTTCCATAAGGTCACTAAACACCTCAGCTTCGTTTATATCCATAACCGGCGTATCTTCATACCGGTCACAGACAGATATAATATATTCCAACAAGTCATTAATCTCTTCTTTCATTGGTCATCTCCTTAAATAGTATTATTCCTTTCTTAACCAACACACCCCAACCGATTATTAAACATATAATGCTAAATGGAACTCTGATAAAGGCGGGCGTCATAAAGCACAACCCCACCACCAAACAACTACCTATTGCCATTAAAACAAATCTCATTTTTTATCACCTCCTTTTCGTAAGCCCAATAAAAGATTATCAAATCTTTCTAAGGCTTTCATATACCCCGACTTTATTCCAAGAGCCCGGCAAATATCAAACTCTATCTCGTCCACCGTGTTATATATTTCTCTTGGTTTGGGGTTGCCTACATACATATTCCATAGCTTAGCCCACTTTTCTTTTATAATCTCTTCGTGGTCTTTATGGTTTTGGTAAAGAGCTTTGAAGTGATTTTTCATCACTTCCATATATTCCTTATTTATCTTATCTTCCTGTTTTAGTTTAGAAAATTTTCGCAAGTCGTTGGAAAATTTGTCAACATTAAAATCCATAATACGCTCCTTTAACCTACCCTCATAAGAGGGCAGGTTTTAATCGTCAAAGGGGTTAAAGTCCGGCTCCGGTGCTTCTTCCGGTTCTGTAGGTTCTACAGGTTCAACTGTCTTTGTCGCAGGTTTGGGCTCTGCAAATTCACCGGACACAATCTCTACCATATCACATATTATTTCCGTGATTTGTCTTTTGCTTCCGTCTTGGGCTTCATATTCTCTGTTCTGAAGAGAGCCTTTAACAATAACTTTAGTGCCTTTTTTACAGTAATTAGTCACATAGGTTGCGGTGTGACTAAAGGCAACTATATTTACAAAGTCAGTAATCTTTTCGCCTTTATTGGCAAAAGGTCTCTGAACCGCAAGGCAGAAACGGCAAGCATTATTTCGTGCTTCCGGATCTCTTACCAATCGACCACTTAAAACTATGCTATTCATTTACTTCTTCTCCTTTTTCCGGGACAGGGACAATTCTGCCACCATCCTCACTAATCATTAACCCCCGCTCTTTCATAGCTTTGTCAAAAGCCTTGTTAACTTCGGGATGATTATATTTAATAACCTTATCCCACACCTTCATAGAGTTTTCAAGGGTGAGGGTTCCCACATACTTAATAAACTTTTCAACTTCACTTTGTGAATATGTAGGAGTTGTAGCCTTTTTAACTGCATTAGCGGTTTTGTTAAAGGTCACATTTTGCTTAACTGTTGTCTCAAGGGCGACAGAATTTCCGTCATCATCTTCATCGGTAGACAAACCTAAAGCAGAAGCTATACCATACCTTTTTCCGTAAGTAATAGCTCCACCAATCTTGTGAACGTTAAACTCACAAGGCAGAGGAACGCCCTCAAGGTGTATAACGCCACCCCCGGAGTGTCTTATCTCCGTGTCCACTTGGACACTACAACCTACAACCTCTTTCATTGCAGGTTGACCGTTAACTCTTGCAGGAACTTGCATTGTAAAAGTGTCCCCTACCATTTTTGCATTTTGGATTATGCTCAATCCGTTAGCGGAAAGAGGCTTTTGCACCTCTTCCCAAATAGCGTCAAGGCTGGCATACTTTGAGGGTTTACCATTATTCATAAAGGCAGTGTTTGCACTGTCCTTTTTAATGGCTTTTACTTGTCCTCTGAATTTAGCCAAGGCATCATTAAGAGCCTTAACTGTTTCCAATTCCATATCTTCCATTTATTCAATCTCCTTAATTGAGAATCTGCTTGTCTCTGTTTCTTTTAAACAGTCGTTGTATACTTCCGCATACTCTGATTTTAACTTGTTTGTGTCTACACTCTTTCTTGTTCCCCACTTGTGAGATACAACAAAGTTTCCGCAAACACCTTTGTCTGCACCTTGCAGAGCTTCTTTAATAGATATTTCACATTGCTTTATAATATCTTCTTTTTCTTTTAGTTGTGCTTTTATTCCGTCAATCTCTTTCAAAGTTTCATTTCTTACTATGAATATATCTATAAGATCTGACAAATCCTTTTCTTCTTCGTGGGGCTCCCACATTTGGTGAAGGTTCCACTCGTCCCCGACAGTTGCGGAAGGTGGAACACGTTTTAAAATATTTTCGTTCCAAAATATTTTTGCTTCTTCTCTTATCTGAGCAATAAGGTTTTCATCCCGCTCAACTTCCCTTATTATAGTTTCCCGGTTTCCCACCTTGCAAACAAAATAACCTTTTGTGTATTTAGTCACTCCAAGATACCACATCATTTGTAAATAATAATTGTCGGGGATTTTACCATCTGCCCAAAGGTTTGCGGAAAGAGTGTCTGTTGTTTTACACTCTAAGATAGCATCCTCGCCAACTATCTTCCGGTCTATATTGGCAAAGAAATAAGGATATTCCTCATCAATAATTATGTGGTTGTCGTTTCTCACATCCTTTCCTGTGAGAATAGAAAACCTTTCGGCAACTATAGGCTCTTCCTTTTTGCCATACCACATTGCCTCGTTTTCCGGTATAACAAAGTCCGGATTTGTTTTATCGTTGTAAACATCCAAGGGGGTTTCCCATTTAGACACTCCACATATTGCCCCTATATCTGAGCCCCCTATTCCATTTTTTCGTAGCGCAAGCCACTCGGCATTACTTCCATACTTTACTTTTTTCATTTATACCTCTATTAATTTGATTTTGTTTTATCAATAGTAGTATAATAATAATGAGGGTAATTATGAATAAATTTTGTAAAACATTTTTAAAAGTATTATTTTTAATACCGACAATATTATTTCTATTATTGATAATTGTCATTAATGTTTCCGAGGAATTAAAGTATGCTTATCAGCTTTTAAATCTGTTTAAATAATACTTTATTCCGTCCGGGTTCACATAGTATGTGAACCTTTTTTTATTGGGGCGCTTAAACGCAATCCCAAGCCACTCATACTCTCCGCTCCGGAGCATTAACCGGATTTGTTGCACCGGCAAATTGATTAACTTGGAGGCTTCTTCGGGCTTTATCCAATCCATAATCACCTCACTCTTTTCTTCGCAACCTTTATCAAGTCTCTGACTTTTGGGTTGCTCTTGTCTAACAGCTTAACAAGATTATAAAATTTTTTTGCCTTAGCTTTGTCAACTTTGCCCATCGTTCAATCCTATCAAATAATCAATGGAGACGTCAAATAAAGACGCCATCATCAACAACTCGTAATCTCGCCAAGCGATCCTACCGTTTAGCCTGTTATAACAGCTTGTTTCTGTTATGCCCAGTCTCTCCGCCAACTGGCGGGTATTGATAGCTTTTAATTTCATTTGGCTTTCAATTCGCCTCTTGATGTTTTCTTTCGCTTCTTTCGTTTTTAATTCTATCAAGCCTACCTCCTATTTATAAATTTGCATATTTTTGTCAATTATGGTATAATATAATTGAGCATTTGATATGCATAGCATATTGAGAGAATAACCCTCGTTTACGGACGAGGGCTATTTTTTTTATAGGTTTAATTTTGCTTTTGTGTAGTCAACACAAATGCAAAAGTATGTGTCTTCGGTGCAGGGGAATGACGCATATTCACCTGTTGCGTCAAAATAGTCCTCTTCATTAAGAGGACATTCCACTTGGGAAACATCTATTCCCAAAAAGTCGGCAACTTCTTGCCAAAATTCTTCCGGCATCTTTCCCTCCAAAAAGATAATTCACGCACTTATACGAGCCGACACTCCCATAAGTGCTCAATAGTATTACACATAAGTCCCGTAATACTTATGTTTTTTCGCCCTTGTATTCTCTATTCAGACTACTCTGAACTTTCGCCTGTTGGTGTTTTCATAGAACTCAACTTTAATCAAGTTGGTCGGCAGTAGTATATCAAGTTGGTAATTTTAGATTTTGCATTACACAAACTTGGTATTACACCTATATTATACC